TACGTTGTAAGTAATTAAAGGTTTTTAGCTTTTCTGTATAAATCACTATCACCACCACTACCATCTTCCCACGCTTCTATAAATTCATCTTTAAACTCCTTTAACTCCGTACAACAACGTGTATAATTAATAGCTTGGTTAAGTTCTTTTATTAAAACCTCTGTATTTATTAGCTCTGTAATTGGTTCATTTTCTCTATGTATTATACTTTGTGGTTGCCCTAATTCACATATTTCAATTATTCTATTTTTCATCTCTATTATCTTTAGTTATTAATTTACACTACTAATCATATTACCATCCGTTGTCGTTAATATTTCAGTAATTATGATAGTCAAAGTATTTTGTCGTTAATTTATACGCACTAAATCATATACAATTAAGTTGTAAGTAATTATTTTTTCTTCCATTCCCAACTTTTCTTCACTAAATCTATTGTCTGAATTACTTCACCAACATAATCTTCAGGTATTTCTTGTAGTACTTTTAAGATAGGATTGTTTTTAATTTTGTTTTTTAAAGCATTGTATTTAGATTCTAAGTTGTCGAACTTTCCCTGCAGATAATGCAACTTATCGATTTCATCGTATTGTAATTCGCTTTTAAAATTAAAGCACCTTTCTAATTCCTGTAGATCATTATTGTACTTTCTGTAAATTGGGTACATCTTAACTGAATGAATAGCTGTTGCGTGATGCATAGTTTTTCCTTCTGATTCAAAGTATAATGAAATGTTTGTCCACCTCATACCTAATTTTTCTCGCAGGATAAAACAAACTAATGCCCTTAACTCAACGTGTGTTCTGTTTCTTGTATTTTTAAAAATATCTATTCCTGACATTTCTTTTACACTATTACCTATTTTTTGTATATCTTTTAATACCATAATTTACCCTATTGATGTTGCTCCGTTATTTTCTAATACTTTATCTGATGATTCTGTGATTGCTTCTTTGTCTAATTCATATGCCAAACATATTTCTTGAATCTTACAAAAGTCATTGAAGTCAAACTTATTTAAAAGCCATTCTAAAAAAACCATTTTATTTGTCGTTAGCTTATCAGCAAGGTCACTTTCATCAACTTCTTCTACTTTGTTATAGTAATTTACCTCTATTTCTTTTAAGTCGCTTATAGTCCTTCTAACGTTGTTTCTTACTTTTTGCTTGAATAAACCAATCTTGTCAGCATCTTCTAAAAAATGCAGGTTGATAAATGAAGTTAATATTGCTCCACTTATTTTTTCTAAATCTTTCTGTCTCATAATTTATTTCTTAAAATTTCTATTTCTCGTTTAAGATAATCCTGTGCTTTTAATAAGTCACCTAATTCATCAGTCTTTTTTCCTGCTCTGATAATATATTTTAATACGTTACCTCTGCTAAAGTTTAATTCGTAATCATTAATTACATCAATAACATCATATTCTTTTCCGTTATCGTAATGGATTTGTGTTGCTTTCATTCTGTTCTTAGTTTTAAAAGGTGATAGCATTCAGCATATTTCTGTCTTGCTTTTCCCTTGTATTCTTGTTTAAATAATTCATATAGCTTTCTAGTATATTGGTATTTGGTTTGACAATCTGCATAATACTTTTCTGCAAACCTTTTACCTTTTCCTTTAAAGTAGTTTACATTGTCAGCAGTATCACCCATAATCATTTGCTCATAGAAATTATACATTGCTTGATCTTCTGATATGTCAAGTATTTCTTGGTGCTTATAATGATAATTGTAAATCAATGCAGGAAACTGCTTATAGTCCTTGTCTATTGATACAATCATAACTTCATCCCTTCCAACTTCTCTGCTTAGATTAAACCAATATCTTGCAACCATATCATCTGTTTCAATTCCATAACCATAAACTGAATCGTATTGGTCTTTTACAAATTGGTGCATCTCATTTAATAATGGTGGTAATTCTGCTTTTTTCCTATTGGCTTTATACTTACCTGTAATTAGCTTTCTAAAGTTACCTTTTGAACCACTAAATGTAACTACCCTATCAATGCTGTACATATCTTCCAACTTGTTTACAATAGCCATAAACTGTTGGTCAAACTTATTTCTAGCATCAGCTATATCTGTATAGTATTTATCATCTTCAGGATGTTCCCTTTTCTTGTAACAACTTGCAAAAATTAAGCTGTCTGCATCTACTAATAATATCATAATTCCTCCAATGATTCTTTGATTGATTCTAAGTACATTTCCTGCATCTTTTTATTTTCCTTTACAACTTGGTTTATTATAAAAGGTAAATCTTTATACAATTGGTCTGTATTAAACACTACCCAATTATCTTTTCCATATCCGATATGCAATTCTCCGTCTTGGCAATAAAGATGATTTGTTTCGTGAATGTATGTAGTTTTTTCTTTGCTCATAATTTTACATTTAAATGTAAATAGTTTTTATTTTGTTTAACTTCTTTAACCTGATAATTGATAGTTATGTTTGTGATATTACTATCATTGCCTGTGTGATGCTCTATTAACGTTTTAAGGTCATTCCAAGCTGCTTCATTTACCCTCATACTGACCAACAATTACTTAATTTATACATTTTTATAAAATCAGATTCTTCAGTTGAACTTGCTGCAGGAACACCCTTGTCAGGTGTTATAGATAAATCTGAACTATGGTAAGTTCTACTAACTTCATAACTCCTTTGGTCTTGGGTGACTATCAATAATGTGCCACCCATTTCTTTTGTATAATATGCCATCTTATTTGATTAAAGTTAAATCCAATTCACTTGCTACATAATTGATATGCTTCTGAGTTGTCATAGACCAATACCCTAATTGGTATAATTTATCTTCTGCTATGGTTGCAACGTGAGTTGTATAACTCCATACCTGATTTCCTTTGATAGTTAAATTCTGCTTGTACTTTGATAATTGATACATCTGTTCTGTTTTTAAGATTAATTATTTATGTAAACTTTTTTTGATATTTCAAGACCTTCATCTAAACCTTTTTTAAATTCCTTAGTTGCTAAATCACAAAGGATATTATTTAATTCAATGAATTGGTCTGCATTTGTTTCTAGGTTTAAAGCCCTTAGCCTGTCATATGCTTTTGATAATTCTGATTTTTGTTCTGTTGCCATCTTGTTTGTTTTAATTAATCAATTATAAATCTATTTTTTAGTTCTTCATTTGTTAATGTAGTAAAATTGTATCTTTCGTTTCTAGTACCTCCAAATTCAGGTATTTTAATTCCGAAAGCTAAATCCCTTTTTATTCTTTTTAATGCTGAATTAAACCATTTTTCGTCTATGTCTCTAAATCCATTTATGCATACTTTATCATCGTTTAAGAATCTAACTGTAACTTCTTGATTTTCAATAATTTGGGTTTTGCTTGTCATAATGTTCTGCTTTTAATTATTAATTATACACAAATATATAAATAATAATCTTATAAACAATAAATTTAATAACTTATTTTTCAGAAATATTAATATTTATAATACTAGCCTGATTTTCAGTTAGTAAATAAACATCTTTTAGAAGTCTTTTTTTTGTCCACATAGTAGTATCAGGACAATATTTTTTCACAGGTGTAGGAAGTTCTATCGTATTGAGCCAATATAAGAAGTTACCTTTTGGGTCATTAACAAAGTATAGTTTTATAACCTTTTCATCTAATGCCATTAAGGCATCATACTTATCTTTTTCAAGCATTTTTTCATCATAATGCTTTTTCCTGAATTTCATTTCAATAACACAGTCAATTCCTTTTGGTGTTTTACCAATAGCATCATAAATTGTAAATCCTTCACCTGTATGTTTTAAATCCCAACCATCTAAGTTAAGCAGGAAGACCACAGCCTTTTCCCACTTGTTAATCTTTTTTATTCCCATTATCCCAAATGATGTTCAAATCTTTTATCCATCTTTTTATAACTTTAGGGGAGCAGGTGCAGGGTTTGTAAAATGTATGTTTGTAATACTTTGAGTGGAGTTGGCAAACCAATTCAAATTCGATAGCTGATATGTGCTGTCCATTTCCCAATCTAAATTTCTGCCAATCAATTCTGTCTTCGTTATCAAATTTTACCATCTTTTAATTTTTAAATCATTTAGGTTTTTTCTTCTTTTATCACAGTTGCATTTGCTTCCCATAAATGTATGATATTTTTCTACAATAAATTTAATGCCTGTGTATTTTGTTATGTAATAAATTAAATCTCCTAGTTTCATTGTATTGATTTTAAAATTTCTAAACATAAATCTTTTGGTATTTTACTCCTGTTATAATTACCTTTTAATCCTTGTGTTCCTGTTTTACTCCCGCGAGGTGCAGGTTCGTGATGACAATTTTTATTACCATTAAAACATTCAGGTCTAGGCTGCCATCCATTTATATTTAATAAGGATCTTATATTATTACTCCATATGTCAGTTGGCTTTGCTCTATTGTCTCCATAAGTACAATACCAAACTGTAGTTTTTGGCAAACCAATCATAAAATTTTGCTTTCTTAATAACCCCCTAGGGTTTTCAATATACCAATATTTAGGTTTTAATTCTTGAATGATTTTTAATGTTTTTTTTACAATTAAATCACTAGTAATAGCAAATCTAGATAATGGTTTGTTTATTGGTCTATGATGTGAAATAGCTGCTATGCTGTAAGTTGTGCAAGGTGGACTTGCCCATATAATATCAGGTTTAAAAGGAAGTTTTTTTATATCAAAATCTAATATATCAACTACATAATCTATTTTATCAAAACTATTAATATCACTACTATAAACATCATAGCCTAAACTTTCACCTGCATTTCCAATACTTCTGCTTCCTGCAAATAATTCTAATACTTTCATCTAAATTTTGTTAAATGTTTATTGTCAATTACATATGTTTCACCGAAGCCAAAATTTTTTACTTCTTTTACTTCTATTGCTTTTTTTCTTTTTATGTGACCTATCAGTTCAACAGAATTTTCCTGAACCCAAGCAAGAACGTAATGGTTTGCTTTTTTTCTTTTAAATTGATTTGCAAATAATAATAAAGGAGGTCTGTTTTTAGAATTAGAAGATTTAACATCTACTCCATATTTAAAATCATATCCTAGATCACCTTTTCCAATTGTTAAAACATCTACTTCTTCACCTGTATAAATTGAATATGCAAGTTCACCAATTACACCAATGTAATGCCTCCACCAAGCAGGTTTGCTTTTAAAGAAATTAGAACTATTTTTTGTGTCTGCGTGATTCATTGACCCTGAGCGTTTAATTGCTAAATCTTTGCACCAATCTAATTGTTTGTCTGTTAATGTAATTGTCATATCAATTTTTTTAATTTGTCCTTTACCTTTCTGTATGTGTTATAAAGCGAATAATATTCAATGTACGAATTTCTAGAAAAATCAGCAATGCTTTCCCCTTCGTTTATTATTTCAAACACTTTTCGGTCATACCAAAACATATTCTTTAATTCATCTTTTACAATACCATATGCTTCATCATAATCAACATCAAAATCATATTGAGATAAATTTGTATCTTCAATGTTTATAATTTTAATATTCTTGCCTTTTCTTTTTAAATCAATGTATAAAGTTTTCAGAACTTTAAAGATGTAGTAATAGTTTATTTCATTTTCATACATTATGTCTAAGCCATTTTCTAACTTTAATAGTATTTTTATATACATTTCTTGTACAATGTCCTCTGCTATTGTTTTACTGCATCCAAAAGACAAAACTATGTTAATCCAAGTTTTATGCTTCTTTGCCAACAATATCATTTTCTTTTGTACCATTTTACTATTTTAATGGGTCATATAAATCCCCAACTATTTGAGGTAATCCAAATTCATTAACTTCAAAGCTAAATGTATCAAAAGCATATCCCCTGCTTCTACCACATTTAACAGTTACCCAATCTTTGTTTACTGTATTAGCTTCTAATTGTATTACTGTCTCTGCTTTCTTTTCTAAGAATGAACCAAGATGTCCTGTCCCTAGTTTAGAACTACCAAAGTTTTGATGTATAACGTTAATAATGTGACATTTGTATTTTGCTGACCATTCCATTAATTTTTGGACCACCTGATTGCTTTCTGAAATGTTATTTGCATCTGAGCATAAATCAGCAATTCCATCAATAATAACTAAAGAAGGTGTTTTAATTTTTTCCCTTAAATAGTAATCTATAAATTCAATTCTCATTTTATAATCGATTGACCTTAAACCAAAGGTATGATAAATTTCTGAATCTATATTTGAATCCATTTTATGAACCCTTTCAAAGACCTTTTGGCAATGCCACAATCCTTGTTCTGTGTCAATATGTACTAACTGACCATCATTACCCTTATGTCCTTTTATATCGCCCCCAAATTGATTTGAACCACTAAGGTAGCAGGAAGCTAATAATGATATAAAAAATGTTTTCTTTGTTTTTGGTGGTGCTGTAACTACAGATAAATTTCCATAAGTTCCTATGGGTATTGGAACAATCAAATCACCTTCAATTTTATTTGATTTTATAACTTTCTCACCAAAGGATAATGCCACAGGTGGATAGGCTATTTTTTCTTTTGAATCTACAAAGCAGTCTTGTTCTATAAACTGCATTAACATATTGTGTTCGTTCTGTTTTTCTGTCATTTGATAAATATATAAAAAAAAAGGCATAGATAATAAAACCTACACCTTTTAATTAAAAATGGTTAGTTTTAAAATGGTAAATCTGTATCTGCAGTTGCTTCTACTTTTGCTGCTTCTTCTTCACGTTCAGCTAGTTTAACATTGCCATCAGTCCAAACAACCTTTCCGTTTCCTAGGTAGTTCTTTGCAACCTTTGCATCACGTTCTTCTTTAGTTTGACTATCCATAAAAGCAACA